CGCTACAACGACAGTTTGGGTGAACAGGAGGCATAAGTTCACCTGTTGAAAAGTTAGTCTTGTAAGGAACTTCTTTGTTATTTAGCGGCGCGCATATTGGACAAGTACGCTCGTCCATCGCTGTAATCCAACGCTTTACTGAAGTTGAGCCAAGCAGTCCTTGTGCATCGGCTTCTATCCAAGAGAGGTAGCGCCCCGCATTAGAGGCTGCAACTGTTTCAGTCCGAGCAATTCTTACTGCTCTCTGCCTAATCAATCTCTTTTTATACTTATCTCCCAAGCGGTCTGCTTTGGCTAAAGCCTCCTCATAGTCCAGACCAGCAGCCCGACCATCTGCTAAAGACTTCTCGTAGAAACGAGTAAGAGCGCGGGCTTGCCTAGAATCTAATCCGACTACTTTGGAAATGCGTGTAACCATTTCTCTGCGGTCAATACGCATACGCAAGGCTTCCATAACAGTTTCAGTTACAGCCTTGCGTGATTCATCACTCACTTGACGGATTAGTTTGCCTGCTCTTTGTTGAGCAAAGGCGATAGCGCGAGGGTCAGCAGTTGTAAAGTTAGCAGCAATACGAACAGATGCAGGTAAGGTACGAGCAGATTCATTTGCCGCTTTGATAACTTCTTTGTTTAGAGCATCAACTGTGTTTTGTAAACTAGCAGCAAAGTCTCCCCATGCAACTGCATTTACTGCCCCTAAAGGATTGTTAGCATTTATGGCATCTTCAATAGCGCGCAAAACCTTGCTATCGTTTATATCCCCAATACCTGCAAAGGCTTGTCTATAAGCATCGTAGATTCTCTGCTCTGCGGCTGATAGTTCTAGCGCTACACGCGGCTCGGCTTTGAGTACGAGTGGCATTATTCTTCTTCTTCTGGGGCTTCTTCTTCTGGTGCTTCTTCAGTTTCAGGCTGCTCCTTTGGCTCACCAGTTGCCATAGGTAGTCCTGCTAATCCGCGTAAGAAGTCTTCCATCTCTGCATCTGGTGAGATAGCCCCTGCTGCGGTCAACTTAGAAACATAATCAGAGATTTCAGTTAGGTCAATGTGCGCAACCTCTGAATACTTTAACTCTGGTGCATCTGTAAATGTCATGCCGTTGTACTTGAGAAGTTTAGGAATAGCGTGTTGGTTGATTACCTCTGAGATGGACTTACAAATTGCATCAACTGCCATTGTCCAAAGGCCAATCTTTGAACTACCAAGGGCAAATGAGCCGACTCGGTCAGAGCCAAGAAGGATAAAGTCTGAAAGAACAGACATGGCAATTCTCTGGTCGTAGCGTGAGATTACTTTGTCGGTATCAAATTGACGAGAGCCACCTGTGCTTAAAAGAGTGAAATCAAATAACTTATGTCCTTGTTCATCATAAACATTTGGGAAGACAATACCTTCTTGCTCGTTACGCTTTACATTTTGAACGATAGAAACAATCGAGGCAAGTACAGCCTGTTGGTCTGCGCTCGCTGTTGAACTCAAATACTCTGGTGGAACAAAGGCAACAGGTAGACCTGCTAAGTCGCGCTCAATTCCAATAGCCTCGATTTCTTCAATTCGGCGTTTAAAATACCAAGGACGATAAGCACTACGAAGTAGGGACTTGCCTTCTGGGTTATTCTTTTGAGTTGTAGTACGGAATAGCAAACCTTTGTCAATAGGGATTTGATGGATACCAGCACCGTATGGGTCAATTTGCTCAAAACCTTGAATACCGCCATCTTCGTCCCATAACCAGTTGTTATGTGTTTCTTGTGCACGGATAGCCCATTTACGCCACGCTACTTTATTGTCGTCGTATTTTGATTTACGAGTAGGGTCTTTGGTGTCCATTCCTCCGCGTATTTTGTAAACTACTTCGTGGAAGGAGTATCCGTAGACAAGCATTGATAAAATAGAAGATAGGTTTGAGTCCCAAGAGTCAGACATATCGTAAAGACAGGATTCAATAAACTCTGCGTTTTCTCTGTCCTGTGGACTATCGCTTGCAGGTTCAACATTCCAATCAAGACGCAGGATAATCTTTTCGATAGCGTATAAAATAGACCCAACTACTGGGTCGTTCTCTGCCATCTCTCTGAAAGTCTTTGCTCCGCGCCGCCCGCGTAGGGATACGAGAAACTCCTCATAAACTGTACCGCCTGTTCTGCGCAGCCCAGTAGAGCCAATTTCCTTCAAGTCTGGTTTCGGACTCATCTTATCCCTCTGTCTCTTCTGAACTATTCAACAATATTGCACACAACTTTAGTGCTTGGTCTTCTGTAAAACCAGCCCCTGTGAAAGAGCAGAATACTTCGTGCATCTGTGTAGCGGTAGCATCAAGTTCACTAAGTCCCTCTTGCTCAAACTGCTCAAAGCCTTCGACTGCCATCTCGCCTCGTTCCGTCCTGTACATTGTACCTCGGTGTGCCGAGCATACACGCGCGCAGGAGCGTACTGAGACTAAAAGGGTGGTTCTTCTTCTACTTCTCCAAACGACTTAGTCCAAGGGTCATCGAGTGTGGGCTTTGATGAGCGAGTGGTACGAGCATTTGTTACTAGCGAGCGCCCAATGTGCTGTGCGTTCATCTCTAACGATACACGCTTTGCCCCATCTCTCCCTTCCCACTCTCTTTGACTGATAGTTCCCAGAGCCATGATGATGTCTCCTTCGTTAATTACTTCAGCCGCGTTTTGAGCCAACTCACCCCACGCGGTAATAGTCCAATAGGTTGCATCTTTGTTCTCCCATTCACCTGCTGCATTCTTAGTTGACCGCGAGGTTTTGATTTTTAGTTTGAGTAAGGACTTACCAGACTGTGTTGTTTGCAATTCTGGTTTATCTACTACTCCTCCAACAAGTGTTACTGTCATGAAGTCAGCCATCGTTCTCTCCTTTTCTGGGCTTAACGGGGGTTAGATTACCATACCCCACCGACAAATCGCGCTTTTTTGGGTTAGTAGTATCAAATCAAACTCCCTTTCGTATTGCTACGATAACAGCATCTAAATCTAAACGCTCAACTTTCACTCTCTGTGCTTTGCGTATTTTGGAGCGTTCCTTCTCGTTAGTTGCTCCCCAAATCCCCACAACATCTACCCCCACAGCATAATCCCGACACTTCTGAAGCCAAGGGCAAGTTAGGCATAATCTCTTTGCCATCGCTCCTGTTTGACTGTTCCCCGTTGGAAACCAAATCTCTGGGTCTATCTGGGCGCATACTTCACTACCATCAAATTGTGGATACCTAGACACGCTGCCCCTATCACTTGCGCTTCCCTAGTTCCACGCATATTGAGCAAACTGTATCCTCGTATAGCCAATCACCGCAACCATTACACCGATGCACTTTCGAGTCGCTCACTTTTCTCCTTCTCCCTATGGAATGTCTCTAAGTTAACAGACATAAGCGCATTGGAGAATACCTTCTCTGCCTGTCCTAATTGGTCATCAGATAAGTCACTTACGAGCGCGCGTAAGTTAGTTACGGCAATATTGACTTCTTTGAGTCGGTAGGCAGGAATAGACATAACCTAAGAATACCGCTCAATTCGCTTTTCTAACTCTTTGGCGGGGAATTGTGTCAAAAACTTCTTAGCCCGTGGCGTAATCCCTTTCCAAGATGACCAGTCTGTACCGCCATTGCTCATATAAAAAGCAATTTCAGCGTTCATCACAGGGTCAAATAACTTAGAGTTATTAGCGATATTAAATAAGTCTCGCCTATTTATACCTAGCGAACCAATCATATTTATCTGGAATACGCCATAGGAGTTATCTCCTGTTTTAGCGTTCTTGTTGTGTGCTAGGGGTCTGCCATTGGATTCGCGCATAGCAATAGCCCAAGCATTCTTTAGAGAGCCATCTCTGAAACCAACTAACCACAACATCTCTGCCAATTCTATCGGTGAAAGAGTATCGGCTTTGCGGTACTCCTCTAACTTATCTACTGATGGTGTAGGCACATTGAGAGTTTGAGCAACCATGCGGTCAATCATCTTCTGGCAAGAGCCATAAGTCCAAGGTTCAGGACCTATCCAACAAGTATCACGGGTGAGGTGGGTGAAACCACCAAGAACTAAAGCAATTGCTATTCCTAGAACAATCTTGCCTCTTAGAGTCAAACGGGTAGCCATAACAGCCTCCTTGTGCTTTTTAGATGGAAGTTTTGTCTTTCTGGTTATCAAACCTATCGGTGATTACGAAGCGTGTGGGAATGTGGTCATTACAGTAGCGACCACCCCAGCCTCCTGAGTATGTATCCATAGCATACACCGTAGCAGGGTCATAGCAGGTTTCACATACCTTGTTATTTATTTCAGTAGTAGTAATTAGAACGCCTCTCTGTAATCTATCGCGGCTTCTTTCTTAGCATCACTATCTGCTGTGACGATAAATGAACTCCAGCATTGTCGGCACACACCTGTTTCGTTCCAAATCTCTCCGTACTTGGCATCTTTTACAGACTTCCATGCGCGGTCACTTGGATACTTACAAGTCACACATACCTGTATTTTCGTGATAGTCATTTGCCCTCCCTAGTCTTTCTTCCAGCAATCGCAACCGCACCGCTTGGCACAGTAGTCATGTTCGCCTTCTACGCAGTTATCGCACTTTGGGCGCACTATTATTTTGCCTTCTATTTTGATGAACTTAGTCACTTAACAACCTTGATTTCGTAATCCGTATCTTCTGCGTTGTATGGATAGAAGTAGCGCACCTGTGAGATGCCTCGCGTTGGAACAGTTACACCAGCGATACCCATAGTGCGGGTGTCCTTGACTGGGACTGAGTAAATGATTGTGTCATAAATGGTTTCGCGTGAGACTTTTGTAACTCGGTGCTTTTGACCAAAGCCTTTGCAGCCCTGTGCTTTATATGCAACTATGTCGCCCACGGCGATTGAGGCAATAACCTGCTTTTGAGATTCTGAGATTTCAGTTTGTGTATTCATTTTGCTACCTCCCTTAGTAGTTGCCCTCACAAGCCTATTGTACCATAACGGGGGTTAGGGCGCAAGTTTAACCTTCCTAGCGCGGCGTAATTAATCTCCATGTCTG